TGGGAGGTTTCCACAGTGGCAACCATCGCCGGTTTGGACGACAGCGGCGACCCGCAAGTCTGTCTGGGGCTCCTGATCGAGACGGAAGAGCTCGAGCGGTGGGCCGGCCGCAAGCTGACTGGCGCCGAAATCGAGCGGCTCGCGGCATGCGTCCCGTTCTCGAGCATCCCGGAGGCGATCCAGACGATCGTCGACAGCTGGGAGGAACCGCAGCACCACGTCGAGATTGCGGCATCGAGAGTCCTGTAAGCCCGCGGGGTGCCACCCCTGCCCCGCCCGACGGCCGGAAGGAGGCGCCATGCCTATCGTCGTCATCAGCCGCACGTACCTCGCGAACGGCCACCCCGGAGAGATCCGCGAGGCGACCGGGCAGGAGGAGTGGGAGGCGCTGCTCAACCGGCTCCGCGACCGGGGACTCACCCCGGAGCCGTTCCGGACCGAGGACGGCACCGACGGCGTGACCGTGGAGTGCCCGGGCCTCCTCGACGCCCGCGACGTCCACGGCATCGCGTGCGCCTACCGCGCCCTGCCGGTCATCAGTTAGGCCGCCGGGTGGGGGGTCTTGGCGTCTCGGGACGCTAACTCACAGGGCAGCGCAGCATGGCGCGCATGACAGCGCTGTACGACGCAGCCGGCCAGCGGCTCACCAAGAGCCAGGCGCAGGCTCTCACCACCCCTGTTCCCGACCCCCAGCTGGTCACGGTCGAGGAGGACATCTACGCCGACCGGCCGTACGACCAGACGGCCGGCCGCGGCGCCACCGACCAGTCGGTCGACGGCTCGATTCGCCAGCTGCTGTACCCGAAGGGGGCGGTCATCCCGGCGGCCGAGCTTGCCGCCCACTTCCCGACGGCGACCGTCACCGACATCGACCCGGACACGGGCCCGGAGGAGGGCGGCACCGAGGTGACGATCACCGGCACCAACCTGTCGGGCGTCTCTGCGGTGCTGTTCGGCGCGAACGCGGGCACCGACCTCAAGATCGTGTCGCAGACCGAGATCACGGTGAAGACCCCGGCTGGCAGCGCCGGCGCGGTGAACGTCACCGTCAAGGACGACTCCGGCGACGTCGTGAAAACCAACGGCTTCACCTACGTCGGCGGCTGATTCGCCCGACCTACCCTGTTCGCCCAGCGGCCCGGGACCGTCCGGGCCGCCCGTCTTTCCGGACCTGCGCGGAGCACCGCGAGACGCTAACTGGTCGGCCGGTGCAGGGTGCCGGACCATGACGTACGCACCGCAGACGTACAAGGACGCCCGAGCATTTCTGCTGCACGAGCTCGACACCCACCCCGGCGTGACCGTCAACGACGACCTCGACCCGCTCGAGGTCGGCATCGTCGGCGACGAGGCCCACATTCGGGCCGGCACCAGCTACCACCTCGGGCTCGTGCACCTCAAGCCGAACGCCTACTCGCTGCGGCTCCCGCGGGACCGGGCCGGCGCCACGAACGGCGCCGCCGCGCTCGATATCGGCTGGTTCAGCAAGACGCTGCCGAACGGCCGGACCATCAACCTGCGCACCCTGTCGACGTGGCTGGTCCAGCAGTGCCAGGCCGGCGCCTCGGACACCCTGTGGATTCGGGAGATCGGCTACAGCCCCGACGGCAACGTGGTGCTGCACTGGGACCGCGAGCGTGGCCGCACCAGCGCCCCGGTCGCCGGTGTGTTCGACCTCTCGCACCGGTGGCACACCCACATCTCGGGCTACCGCGACTGCGAGACCGTCGACAAGACGTCCCTGTTCCGCCGCGCCCTCAAGGAACTGTCCGAGGGTCTGTGGACCCCGACCCCGCCCAAGCCGAGCGCCTGGGTGCCCACCCTGCACCAGGGGCTGCCGACGCTGAAGCGGCGCGACTCCGGCACCTTCGTCCGGTCGGCCCAGGCCGCCCTCTACGCCCACGGGTTCCCGCCGTTCCCGAACGACCCGCGGCGCAGCATCGATGGGGACTTTGGCCCCAAGACCGAGGCGGCCGTCCGCAACTTCCAGGCCGCCCGCGGGCTCAAGGTGGACGGCATCATCGGCACCGGGGAGACCTGGCCGGCCCTGTTCAGCGCCGCCGGCACCGTCGCCCGCGGCAACCGCGGCACCGCCGTCAGCATCGCCCAGGCGCTGCTGTGCGCCCGCGGCCAGTGGATTCTGATCGACGGCATCGCCGGTCGGCAGACCGACGAGGCGATCAGGTCCTTCCAGCGGGCCCGCGGCCTCAAGGTCGACGGCATCGCCGGCCCGGCGACCTGGCCAAGGCTGATCCGCGGCTGACCCGCCATGGCTGCCCCGGACCTCCCCCAGGTTGGCGACGAAGTGCTGGTGGCCGGCCGGATCGTCGACATCCTCGACACCGGCCGGCAAACCTTCGCCGTCGTCTCGGTCCCCGGCGCCCGACCCCACCTCGGCCACATCGCGGTGCCGCTGCACGACGTCCAGACCCGCCCCGGCGGCTGGACCCCACCCGATCTTGAGACAAAGCACAGCCCTGGCATTTCGTCGGGGTCGTGCATAGAATTGACTAGGGATCGGGTGAGCGACCCGACCACAACGGAAGGACCTCGCTGATGTCTCGTTCTCGTCGTGGGCGGCGTCGCCGCCGCATCCCTGTTCTGACCGTCTCGGCCGGAGCATCCCGTCCTGGGGGCCTCCCCGTCGCCAACCTGCCAGAGAGCGTTGGCGGTGGGAGAGCCCAGGGGGACGCCCCGGCCGGGACGGTTCTCGCTTCTCGGATGGCTACCCGGGACCGGCGGCACCAGTACGCCTGGCACATCGTTGGCCCCGACCACACCGCGGCCTGCGACAACAGGCTGCGGCTCAGCACCACCTACGACCGGCCGGCCACGCAGACCATGCCCCGGCTCCGGTGCCGGCGCCGGCCGTGCGCGGCCGCTTTCGCTGCGGCGCTCGAGGCACCGGAGGCGGCAGCCGCATGAGCAAGTTGGTCACCGACAAGCAGCGCGCCGTGCTCGCCGCCGGTGTCGCGTGGCTGTACGACACCGTTCAGCCCGCCCACGCGATCCTGCAACACCACGGGATCACGCAGCGGGCCGGCCACAACCGCCTCCTCGGGTTCTGCCCGGTCGGCTACAGGGGGCACCCCGTCGTCACCGTGGCGGACACCGAGGCCGACATCCACGACGACCGGCCAACGGACGAGGAAGCCGACGAGTGGGTTGCCCTGCTCGCTGACCTCGGTCACCCCGTTGTTGACCGGTGGCGCGGCGGACCTACCCCGACTGTCTGCCTCAGCCTTAAGGACCGCGCGCACTCGTCGTTGCGCGCGATCGTCGCGGCCTACCTGCGCGGCTGCCCCGACCACACACACCCGCTGTGCGGTTGGACCGGCTGCCCGTGGCACCGGGACGGCCGCGCGGCAGTCGTCATGCCTGACTGGCCGAAGGCGAGGATCGATGCTTGATCGTAAGAAGTTCGCCCGCCTCGTCGGCAGGCTGACCACCCGTCTGCGTGCCGGCGGCGCGGTGCAGGCGTCGCCCGAGCCGGCCGGGTCGCTCGAGCGCGTCGACCGGCGTCCGGTGTTCGCCGCCGTCGGTGCGGCCGACCCAGGCGTCTGCTCCGGGTGCGGCCAGCCCATGCAGTTCGGCATCGCCCACTACTGCCGGGGGTGGCGGCCATGAGCGCCGTCGTGCTCGATTCGCCGCCAGCCGCGGATGCGCCGACGAGGACGTTGCCCACGGCTGCGCTGCACAAGCTCGGCCTGAGCGAGCGGAAGCTCGACTACTGGACTCGCATCGGCGTCCTGCGCCCGGCCGGGGACTCTCACCCCGGCCATGGACGAAGCCGTCAGTGGACGCCGGCGGAGGTCCAGGTCGCCCGGCTGGTGATCCAGCTGCGGCGGCTCGGGTTCGGTCTGCGGGCCGCAGCCCGACTCGCCCGCGACCCGGCCGCCCGTAGCGCGGTGGCCGCCGAGCTGCTCGCCATGCCAGCACACCCCGACGCCGCGGTGGTGGAGGCGGTGGCCGTCGATGCCTAACGCAGGGGCCACCCTGTTCCGCTCGCCGCGGTGGGACCCGGTTGCCGGCGCGCTTATGACGGCGGACGACGAGCAGGTCGTCGCGGTGATCGCCGAGGCCCTCGTCCGGTCGGTCGGCGTGCTGGTGCTCGGCGTGCCGATGCAGCGCTCGGTGCTCACCGGCCCGTTCCCGACCCTGGTGCCGTACGAGGAGTCGCTCGAGCTGTCCCGGCTCGTGCTGCTCGACGAGGTACCGGCCAACGCCGAGAGCTGGTTCTGCGCCCGCGCGTTCGAGCTCGCCGCCCGTGAGGGCGTGCGCGGCGCGGTCGCGTTCTCCGTCCCGATCCCGCGCACCCGCCACACGGCCGCCGGGGTCGAGACCGTGATGCCCGGCCACGTCGGCACCGTCTACCAGGCGCTCGGAGCCACCTACACCGGCCGCGGCACACCGCGGTCGCTGGTGATGCTGCCCGACGCCACCGTGCTGACCGCCCGGGCCCAGCAGAAGGTCCTCGCGGGGGAGCGCGGCGCCGACGGCGTGATCGAGCGGCTCGTCCAGCTCGGCGCACCCCGGCCGGCCCTTGGCGCGGACCGTCGCACGTGGATGCGCGAGGCGCTCGCCGCCGTCGGCGCGTACACGGTGCGGCACCCCGGCAACCACCGGTACGCCTTCCGGCTCGGCAACCGCAGGCAGAGCAGCCGCACGGTCATAGGCCTGGCTGCCTGCCCGTACCCGAAGCGTCACGCCACGGCGTGACCACCCCACCCCCACACCCCCTCGGAGGAACCAGCGCCATGGCGCGACATTCACACATCGACTGGTGTGACGCGACCTGGAACCCGGTCGTCGGATGCCGCCACGTGTCGCCCGGCTGCGACCACTGTTACGCCGCCCGCGAGGCCGGCCAGCGGCTGCGGCACCTGCCGCTCTACCGCGGCCTGGCGAAGGACGGCAGATTCACCGGTGAGGTCCGGCTCGCTCCAGAGCGGCTCAGCGACCCGATCCGGTGGCGGCAGCCGAAGCTCATCTTCGTCAATTCGATGAGCGACCTGTTCGAGGGCAGCGTGCCGGACTGGTTCATCGCCCAGGTCTGGGACGTGATGGGCCGCTCGCCGTGGCACACCTTCCTGATCCTCACCAAGCGGCCCGGCCGTATGCGGTCGTGGGTGCGGCGGTGGGCCGACATCGACGCCGACGCCGCTGTCCCCGACAACGGCGGGCTGCCGCCGATGCCGCGCGGACCGGAGGCCGTCCGTGCGACCTACCGGTCCGGCCGGGCGCAGCTGTTCGCCGAGATGCTCGAGCACATGGGCCCACCGCCAGCCGGGGCCGCCTACCCGCTCTACGACTGGATGGAAGGCTGGCGGTTCTGGCCGCGGGTGCTGCCCAACGTGTGGCTCGGTGTCTCCGTCGAGGGCCAGCAGTGGGCCGATGTGCGCATCCCGCTGCTGCTCGACACCCCGGCCGCCGTGCGGTGGATCTCCGCCGAACCGCTGCTCGGCCCGATCAACCTCAATGAGTCGTGGCTGACCGGCAGCCCGCCGGTGGACTGGGTGGTCGTCGGCGGCGAGTCCGGCCCGAACGCCCGGCCAATGCATCCGGACTGGGCCCGGTCCCTACGCGACCGGTGCGCGGCCGCCGGCGTGCCCTTCTTCTTCAAGCAGGCCGGGACCGTGCTCGCACGTGAGTGGGGCGCCAGAGCAGCCGGGAATGACCCGGCCGAACTGCCCGAAGAGTTCCGAGTTCGCTCCTACCCGTTCCAGGCGACCGTTGGGGGTGTGCGATGACCGTCGTCCCGACCACGTACTTCTCCAAGTCGGCGTGGGACGAGATTCATCGGGCCGCCGACACCGCCGTTGCAGTGGTGCGGACTCTGCCCGCCACGATGGACGACCACAGCCGTTTCGTGAAGGCCATCGTCGAGCTCATCCACAGCGGTCTACTCGTGCTTCCGTCACAGCGGGAATCAGACAAGCAGAGGGTCGACGCGGACGCCCGCGAGAAGATGTACGCCCACTGCAGGGCCCTAGCCCGCACGTTGTGGGCTCGGGCCGAGGCCGCCCTGGACAAGGATCTCGTGCCTGGCCTGCGCGCCGCCGCCCGGCTGCTCGACCCCGAGCTGTTTGACGACCTCGAGAGATGGGGTGGCCAGCGGTGAACAGTATCGATCCCACCGGCGGCAAGCGGGTCACGGCGTACGGCGTCCGCTACCGGGTTACCGGCGACCATTACGACCGGGTGGCCGTCATCGGCCACGCGCCGGGCCCCGAGGTGCCGAGGGACATGCTCCTCGCGAGCGCGGCCGACATGAAGCGGCGCAGCCGGGTCAAGTACGCCGTCCCGGTGCAGCGGGTGGAGGTGCGGTGGCCGGACGAGTCGCTGCCCAGCGACGCCTGGCCCACCTACCTCGGTCCGTGGACGCCGGTCGTCTGCTGCGACGCGCACGGTCGCGGCTGCCAGGCGGGTGCCTCGTGCTGCCAGTTCTGCAGCGAGGCCCTGCGGCATCGGGCGGGGGTGTCCGGATGACCGTCCAGGACGTCTGCGACCTCATCGCTGGGTACCGGTACCGGTACCGCGGCGAGCACGACCTGCAGAACGCCATCGCCGAAGTGCTCAAGACCGCCCAGCTCGAGGTCCACCGGGAGGTCCGGCTCAGCGGTCAAGACCGGATCGACTTCCTGGTCGAGCCCGAGCAGCTCGGCCTCGGCATCGAGGTCAAGGTCGCCGGCGACGCCGCGTCCGCGATCCGGCAGCTGGCCCGCTACGCGACGTTCCCACAGATCCGGCAGCTGCTGCTGGTCACCACCCGCTACACCCACCGCGGTTCCGTGCCGGCAGAGCTTGGTGGGAAGCCCGTCACCACGCTTCACGTCAGGAGCGCCCTGTGAAGACCTACGGCACGTACACGTACCTGCCTGGTGGGTCAGGCGTTCGCGCGAAGTGGGTCATCCGGGCCGAGCCGCACGTGATGATCCTGGTCAAGCGGATCTTCCCGCGCGCCAACCAAGCCCACACCGGCGCCGTCACCATCGCTGATACGCCAGACGTGGCCCGGGACATCGAGTGGCTGATGCAGCGGTACCCGCTCGCCCCGGTCGACGAGGTGAGCGCCCGGCGTCTCGCTGCGCAGGCCAACGTGTGCCGCCGGCGCGAGACCGCGGTGCAGCAGATCCTCGACGGGCTCGCCATCCCGTCGCGTGACGACTGGCCGGAGCCGACCCTCACCCCGCGCGACTACCAGCTGCAGGCGGCTGAGCTGGTGTGGGCCACCGGCCGGCTGCTGATCGCGGACGAGCTCGGCCTCGGCAAGACGTTCGAGGGCGCACTCGTGTTGCGCCACCCCGAAGCCCTACCGGCGCTAGTCGTCGTGCCCAACAACGTCCTGCTGCAGTGGCAGCGGGAATTGGTGCGGTTCTTCCCGTGGATGCGCACCCACATCCTTCGCAGCCGCAAGCCGTACGACATCGCCGCGGCCCGCGGTAACGGCGGCGAGTTCCCCGATGTGCTCATCACCTCGTACACCCGCCTCGCCGGATGGGCCGACATGCTGGCCGGACGAATCCGGACGGTGATCTACGACGAGATGCAGGAGCTGCGGCACATCGGCACCCAGAAGGGCACCGCCGCGGCGATGATCGCCCACCAGGCAACCTTCCGGGTTGGACTGACCGGCACCCCGGTCTACAACTACGGCGACGAGATGCACACCCTCGCGTCCATCTTGGACCCCGAGGCGCTCGGCACCCGGGCAGAGTTCCTGCGCGAGTGGTGTAGCGGGGATCGACCCTACGACCCTGATGCGCCGCCCAGCCGCGGCGTCCGGGTTACCGACCCGGCCGCTCTCGGCACCTACCTGCGCGACATCGGGCTGGTGGTGCGCCGCACCCGCAAGGACGTTGGCCGCGAACTGCCCGAGGTCATCCAGGTCGAGCAGCTCGTGGAAACCGACGCCGAGACGCTCGCCAAGCTGGCCGGCGACGTCACCGAGATGGCGCGGCTGCTGCTCGACACCACGGCCGATCACCGGAAGCGGTGGCACACCGCCAGCGAGTTTGACCTGCGCGTGCGCCAGGCCACCGGCATCGCGAAAGCGCCATACGTGGCCGAGTTCGTCCGGCTCCTCCTCGAGTCCGAGCGGAAGGTCGTCCTCGTCGGCTGGCACCGCGCGGTCTACGACATCTGGCTCGACAAGCTGCGGGACTTCAACCCGGTGCTCTACACCGGCACCGAGACGTCCGCACAGAAGGACGAGAACGCCCGCCGATTCATGTTCGGCGACTCGCGGGTGCTCATCATGAGCCTGCGCTCCGGCGCCGGCCTGGACGGGCTGCAGCAGGTCTGCAACGTCATCGTGTTCGGCGAGCTCGACTGGTCACCCGGCATCCATCGTCAGTGCATTGGCCGTCTCCATCGCGACGGCCAGGACAACCAGGTCATCGCCTACTACCTCGTCTCCGACGAGGGCTCCGACCCCCCGATGGCTGACGTGCTCGGCGTGAAGCGGCAGCAGTCCGAGCCGATCGTTGACCCGACCGCCCCCGTCGCCGAGCTCCTCACCCAGCCGGACGTTGACCGGATACGGGCTCTCGCCCGGTACGTGCTCGACCGGGCCGAGGCCCGAGCTGCCGAGCAAGAGCAACAGGAGGGCGCGGCTGCGGAGACCGTCGGCTCCGGCGAGGAGGAGCGGAAGGTCGTCTATGTGCAGGAGGCCATACCCGTATGACTCGGCCGGTCCAGAAAGGGGACACACGGGTGATCACGCAGGTTACCCGGTACACCGTCTGCGCACTCTCCGAGGGGGACGACGAGTGGCGTGCCACCCACCTGTTCCCGCTCGAGCGGGCGCTGTTCCTCGCCCAGCAGGCCGCCGCGACCGTGACGGTGAACGGGTTCACCGCCGACCGGCTGGTGGCGTGGCGCCGCGATCCGATCCGCCGGGCGCGGGAGAATGGGGCCGCTTCCACACCACACCTGATCGACACCCCCGGAGCCAGCCAATGAGCGTGGACGCTGAACCGCGCACACGCGCCCTGCCGCACGACCTCGAGGCTGAGCAGGCCGTGCTCGGCGCGATGCTGCTGTCGAAGGACGCGATCGGCGACGTCGTAGAGATCGTCCAGGCCGGCGACTTCTACCGGCCGGCCCACGTCACGATCTTCGCCACGATCGTTGACCTGTACGGCCGCGGCACCGCCACCGACCCGATCGCTGTAGTCGACGCGCTACAGACCGCAGGCGCCCTCGGGAAGGTGGGCGGCGCCCCGTACCTTCACGATCTACTTGAAAAGGTCCCGACGGCCGCGAACGCGGCCTACTACGCGAAAATCGTCGCCGAACGGGCCCTACTTCGACGGCTACTTGAAACGACCACCCGGATCGCCGACCGGGCCCGCGCCGGCGGCGGGAACGCCCGCGAGATCGTCGACTGGGCCCAGCAGCTCCTCCACGACGTCACCAGCCGCGCCGGCGAGGACTTCGTGACCCTCGCGGACCTGCTGCAGCCCACCCTCGACCAGATCGAGACGGCGAGCAGGGCCGACGCCACCGGCGGCGTCCCGACCGGGTTCGCCGACCTCGACCGGCTGCTCGGCGGCCTGCACCCCGGCCAGCTCATCGTGGTCGCCGGCCGGCCCGGGTCCGGCAAGTCCACCCTCGCCGCCGGTGACTTCGTACGCTCCGCAGCGATCCGGCACGGCCTCACCACCGCCCTGTTCTCGCTCGAGATGAGCCGCCTCGAGATCGGCCTGCGCATGCTCTCCGCCGAGGCCAAGATCCGGCTCGAGGCTCTCCGCACCGGGCGGCTCTCCGACGACGAGTGGCTCAAGCTCGCCCGCCGCATCGGCGAGATCTCCGACGCGCCGCTGTTCATCGACGACACCGCGTCCATCTCGCTCGCGGAGATCCGGGCCAAGGCCAGGCGGCTCAAGCAAACCCGGGACCTTCGGCTCATCGTGGTCGACTACCTGCAGCTCATGACCACCCCCACCGCCCGGCGCGAAACCAACCGCACCCAGGAGGTGTCCGAGCTGTCCCGCGGGCTCAAGCTGCTCGCCAAGGAGCTCGACGTGCCGGTGGTCGCCTTGAGCCAGCTCAACCGTGGTCCCGAGCTGCGCGCCGACAAGCGGCCCATGCTTGCCGATCTTCGTGAATCGGGCGCGATCGAGCAGGACAGCGACGTCGTGATCTTCGTCCACCGGGAGGAGATCTACGACCCCGAGACGCCCCGCGCCGGCGAGGCCGACATCATCGTCGCGAAGCACCGCAACGGCCCCACCGACACCGTGACCGTCGCGTCCCAGCTTCACTACTCCCGGTTCGTTGACATGGCCATTGGAGGATGACGAAGGAGAGGGCGGTAACGGCCGCGGACCTCGCGGCTCACTGCTCGGCTAGGGCGGTAACGGTCGCCGGCCCCTACGATGGCCCGCGTGACCAGCCCTTCTGTCGAGCTCCGTCCGGCCGGCGCCGCAGCGACCACCGGGTTCTCGTCGACCCCGCAGGGGCCGATCCGTGCCGCCGCCCTGTCTGATGAGACGGGCGTGATCGGCATGGTGTGGGCCGACTCGGGTAACGCCGCCGGGTACGTGCCGAAGCCCGGCTCTGTCGCCGGCGTCCAGGCGACCGGGTACGTGTGGACGGTCGCCCGGCAGCTGGCTGCGAAGAAGGCGAAGGCGGCCGCCGTGGTCGACGAGGCCGCCCGGTACAGCCCGCTCTACACCCTCGGCCAGCCGCGGCAGTTCCGGGACCTCGCGGCCGCCCGGAAGGCGCTGCTGACGTAAGCCGGCCGCGGCCAGCACGATCGCCGTGTGCTGCTCCTGGTCCCGCGTTACGAGACGAAGCGCCGCGTCTGGGATGAGTCGCAGGTCGTGCGGGACCGGCTTGGCCGGTTCGCCGAGAAGCCGGACCTCGACATCGACCTCGGCAGGCTGATAGGTCGTCGCCTGCACCTCAACAGCTCCGGCGTGGTCCACCGCACCGGGTTCCGGGCATCCGATCCCCCGGAGCGGCTCGGCCAGCTGACGGACCGGTGGGCCTACAACCCGCAGACCAGGCAGCACGGCCGCATCATCGGCGAGAACGAGGGCCGGGTGACGGTCCTGACCTGGTTCGAGGGCTACGACGGCCGTGAGGCGGAGG